AGAGCTATCTTAGATAGTACTGAGCAGTATTTAAAAGCAAAACAATTAGGGAGAGATTTCTGGGATGAAGTTAGAAGTAAAAGTTAATTTTGACTTTGGGAAAATGGCTCAAGCGTTGCCTAAAGCTATAGATGATTATACTAAGGAATACGTTAAAGATTCAGCAACGCAAACAAAAAAAAATATTGACAGCTCTAAGGATAAGTTTGGAAGACCTTTAAAAATTCAATATAGAGATGGTCAACCTTTAAAGCTGACAGGAGAAATGTACAATAGTATTAAACAAAATAAAAATAGCCTATCTATAAAAGAATACGGCTATTACCATGATCAAGGCTTAGTCAAAACTGTTAAAGGATCAAGCAATACTTCTAATTTTATTAGTACTTCTCCAGAGAATAAAAACAAAATAGATGATAAATTTATGCAGAGTGTAAGAAAAGCACTAAGGAAATAAAATGGCAAAAATCAAGGAGGAATTAGATGGAAAAGACAGAGGAATATTATCTTCAATTGCTACTACAATGTCTGCTGATGCTCGAATCTTCGGTGAACGAATTAGACAAGAAATTAACAGACTCCGTGGAAATGGTGTTGACGAACAATCAATTATTGGGGTTCTTAGCCAAGACCTTAAATCCTATGGAAGAATCTTCGGAGAACTCAGAAATTCTATTAAGCGTGGAATTATCGGAGGAATTAACCAAGCATTCCGCAGAACTGGAGATATGGGGAAGAAGCTAAAATGGGTTGCAATCTCTAAAAATATATGTGATGATTGCCAAAGTAGAGCTGGAGAAGTAGATACTTGGGAAGGATGGGAAGCTAGAGGAATGCCAGCTAGTGGTTGGAGCATCTGTAAAGAATATTGTTATTGTCAATTAATGCCCTCTGACATGGATGTCGAAGATAGGATGGAATTATGAAGAAGTATAGGATACTGCAATGCCTTTGTATGAATTGTAGTTGGTTATGGGAAGTATTATCTATGTCTTTTAATGCTAACAAAGAACAATGCCCAAATTGTAAATCTTTTTATGTAAAAACTATTCTTAAAAGAGGTATGCCTGAATCTCGGTAGCAATGTATAAGATATATAACTTATATATATGTAATATATATGTATCGGAAATCTCGGCACACCTTAAATATTAAACCTTTATTTTTATTATAGTTATAATCTATTTAGATGGCTACCCCACCCTATTTCTCAGCATAGGGTACTTTATTTAGTGCTATTTCTTTTTCTATTACTTTTGCCTGCCAATCTTTTCTTTGTGCTGGCGATTGCCTACCTTGTGGTGGTCTTGGTACACCTACTGCCTCCGATCTATCTCTCCATCTCCTAGCCTCTCTTCTCTTTCTATTCTTTGCGAGCTTATCATTATACTTCTTTAGCTCCTGTCGTTTCGTAGGCTCTTGTTTAACTGGTATTGGTCGTTCTGGCAATACTATGAACTCCTCTGTCACCTCTTCTACTTCTGCATCAATGGCATCAATCTCTTGTAGCTCTGCTGACTGCGTGTTTAAAAATTTTTCAAATGGACTTTGGTTGTTTGCAACCTCAACACGCTTGATAAGCTTACCAGAATGCTCTAAAACAAGCCTACCAGCCTGCACATTCCCAGCTTCGGCTTCTCGTATCATACTATTTAATACATTTGGCAGTTTAGCCCCAAAGGTAACCATATACTTTTGGTAAAAAACCTCTACAAACTCAGGATCTTTCATCCAGTTATGAATGGTGGCTTTTGTTACTCCTACTTCAGTAGCTATCTCTTGCAATTTAGTATTAGGATTCGTTACAAGTAGCTCAATGGTTCTCGCTTTCTCTGGTTTCCAAGTTACTGGTAAATTTACAGGCATTTAAAGATGTTCCTTTTGGTTATGGTATATTATACAACGGCAAAGGACTTTTATACAAGGGACTTTATTCCACCTGAAACCAAACTAGGCACATTAACTACTATAAGAGGTATAACATAAAGCGAAAGCTTTATTGGATTTTGTTTTCAAAACATTTTTTTCCCAACCCCCTGAGGTGTTTGTTTTCATTTAATTTATGAGGAATACTGGTTAACAAGGTAGGTAAATTAACTCATCCGCCCTACCTGCTACTGCGTCCCATTATCAATAAAAGAAATAAATCCGTCAATGTTTTTGTCAATGTTTGTCAATGTTTACAGTCAATGTTTATGTATACAATGAGGGGTGATTTCATGCACAAATAAAATACCATTCTAAAAAATAAAAATATTTACTTTAAAAATGCCACTAAATAAATAAGTCTTTGATATTAATTTATTGTATTGTTCCCCCCTTGTTGAGACTCAATATCATTAGTTGGTTTCACATCGCAGAACCTCCTAAATATAGCGTAAAACCTCCGTTTTTACTTAGACATATATGAACTTGTCAAGGTCTTAGATCTAGCCGTAAACGGATTCTCACGAGAGGGGAATTACTTCAGATTCTGTTTAAATCCTTTTAAGTTGTCTCAATAACTTAGAAAATGTAGATAAATAAAAATAGTACTAGGAATTGTTAAATAAATTCGCTTTCTTCAATACCTTAATATAGAAAAGGCACAGAATCAAAAGGTTAAGCCTTAAAGATTTATTAATCTTTTCGCTTGCTTATTGAATACGGCTTCATTACCTTTCTTGGTCGCTTAAATGACACATAACAACAGATAAAGGAAACATTATGTTAACAATCACAAAAGGTCAAATAAAAGGTTTAAAGAGTACAGAAAGCCAAATAAAAGAAGTCGTAGTAACTAACAAGCTTTTAAAGGAAATACAGAAAGACGAAATAAAAGCAAAAAAAATACCTTCGCCAACTGTTAAAATTGCAACCCCTAAAATTAAGGATGTCAAGAAGCCGTCAAAGGTTGCCACAGTCCAAGCTAAAGCCGTTACACTAGACCAAATAAAAGAGGTAATTAAGCTAGGTACTATGACTCTAACCACTGAAAAGAAAATGACAGATACGATAGTTTCAGACTTGTTTAATATGGAGGGTAATGACTCAATTTTAACCCTTGAAGTAAACAGAATAATAAAAGAGGGCAGAGATTCAGAAGTGGCAAGCGTTAAAAAGTGGGTTAAAACTAGACTACAAACCTTAATCAAAGAGGGTTCGGTACAGGATAGGGTTTTAGGGGACAAAGTCAAAGACCAACAAATAACAATTAAAAGAGTTACAAAGCCAATGGTATCCGATAAAGACGGAATCTACTTAGATTCTTTTAATGAGTCAGATTTAGGACAGTACAAAGCCGTTAAAATTAGAAAGGTAAAAAACGAGGATACTTTGGAAGAATCTTTAATGAAGTGGATGAGATCTCAAAAGTTACACGATAAAGACTCAGATGAGTACGAAACTGAAACTGTTAGAGCTTTATTAGATAACATTGATAAGGGTATTGTCTAAACCTACTGATGAAGAGGGGTGTTCAATTGCACCCCTCGAAACTAAGAAAGTTTAGGTCTTAAACTTTTTTAGTCTAGGGATTAATTAAAATAAAAAAAAAGAGGTTTTAAAATGGAAATAACAAAAAAGTTTTTAATAGCATCTAACACTGATGAGATATTAGGAGCTATTGATTTGCCTAATGGATTTGATACTATAAATATTGATTCTGAAGAACTAGAAGAAAAGAGAATCCAATTCATAGAAATGTTTTTTATTGATCTTTTTAATGATAGGACTCACGGAATTTTAACTAAATTTAATTTTCTATTTCCTTCTTTACAGCGTACCGCTTTAAGCATTGGAATTTGGGATCATGATATATCAGTAAACTTTCATACTTCCGACGCTTTTGCAACTGTTGAGATTTTCGGGAGTGATGGAATGATGACTTTTCATATTGTAGAAATTGAATCATTAAGAAATTTAACTCAAATCAGTAACTCAATCTAAAGGGGACAACATGAAACAAACAGTAAATGAATACCAATTTAGAGACGCTTTTCTAGGCTCTGACACTTATAAGAATAAATTTTCATATGATGGATTAACCGCTCTTTTTGAATGGATTGAAGAATATGACGATAGCACAGGATCGGAAACAGACTTTGATATGATCGCCATTTGTTGTGAGTTTTCAGAGTATGAAAACTTAGAAGAGTTTAAAGAGTCTTATTCTGATGGTGAAGTGAGCAGGATTACAAGTCCCGAACAGTTGGAGGACTGGACAACAGTGGTTATGATTGATGATGAATCATTCATAATTCAGGACTTTTAAAAGATTATAATCAACCCTTAAAAAGCTGACTCATTTAGTCGGCTTTTTTGGGTATAAAGACAAATAAAAAATACAAAAAGGAAATAAAAAAATGAAAAGAGATTTAGGTATATCCAAAATAAAAATAGTTTATATTGTTAGTGGGAGCAATGGCGAAATTTTAGGGGTGTTTGGAAATAAGAAAAAAGCTCACAAAGAGGCTTTTCATCATGTAAATAAGTACGCAAAAGAAAACAACTTTAAAATCAATAGTTATCAAAAAGTTTGCGAAGAATTAAAAGGGGTATATAATGGAAGTATAAAGATAATTCACGGTTACTCGATCCCTATTAATGCTACAATTCACGCTATTCCTTTCAATCTTGCTAGTATTTGGACTAATTAAAGATATTTATAAAATTAACAAACAAAAAAAAGAGGTTTCAAAATGACTAAAAAACATTTTATAGAATTAACTAGAGTAATTTCACAAAATGTGAGATATGATGGGTATAACGATTATGGCATAAATTACAAACCATTTTTAAAAGACCTTATAAATTTATGTAAAGAATCAAATTCTTTATTTAATGAAGATCAGTTTAAAAAAGCTATAAAGTTAAAATCTTTTAAATCAAATAATAAAAGGGGTTAAAAATGGATCTATTGAATAAATTAATTTATGCGGTTCTTTCTACTTGTTTTTTAACAGTTTTTATAATTGGTTTTTCAATGATAGTTATTTTACTAACTCATTAAAAACTTTAAGGGCTTAAACTTTTATGGACT